AAAAACTTTTTGAAAAATTAAAGGCAAAGGTAGAAGAAGCAACAGGCAAGAAAGAACTTGCTCCCTCTGAATATCCAAAAGAATATAAAGAGGAATGGGATAGAACTTATCAACTACGAGACAGCAGAGAAAGCTATCCCTTTAATGTTAATAATGTAAAAGAGTTTATTGAGTTTTGCAGAAACTCAAATGGATTTAGAATAAGCTAATCAATATCTCTCGCTCTCGCTCGGTTTCTCGAGCGAGGGCTTACCTCTAAATTAGGACGCACCACAGGTCGTTGAAGCCCTGTTTCGTTGTTCCTTGTGCGTTTAAATCGGATTTTTTTTACAACTTAAAAGCTAGATTTCAAAAAATACAGCAAAATGAAAATTAAAATATTTTTATTTTGACACTTGAAATTTGATTAAAGATAAACTATCTTATTAAGATAAGATAAAATAATTATCTTATTTAAGTTTAACCTTGTAATGTAAAACTTAATAAACACTAACAACTAACAAAAAAAGGAAAACAAATGACAGCACTAAAAAAAGTAAAGTCAAAAAGTTTAACCGACAAAGAAAACAAGTTAGGGTTAAATTTTGCTTTGATTAAATATCAAATCAAAGACTACAATAAAAAATTGGAATTGTTAAAAGAACAGATTTCAATTTTATTTGAACTAAAAAAACAAAATGTAATTTTTATCTTTGATGATAAGCACCAAGGATATATTCAAAAAATTACTAGGGTTATGAAAAGATTTGACACAACTAAATTCAAATCTGAAAACCCTGAACTGTATGAAAAATATTTGGTTGATTCTAATTATTTAGAGTTTAAACCTTTTATTGAGGAGTTAGAAAATGGCAAATAATTTAATTACAGTTATTGAAAGTAATTTAGCTAAAGTTAGTAATGGTACTCAATTAACTGAAAGTCAGAAAAAAACTTTTAGAGAATTAGATTATCAACTAATGTTTAAAACACTTGAAAGCATTGTCGAGGAAACAATGTTAGAGTTTCAAGGGACTGAAAGTGTGAACTTTTTAAGAAAAAAATATATTGAAAAGTTTTCTCACTTATTAGAACTAATGAGTAAGTAATGACTGATAAGAATAATCTTTGGATATATCGGTCGGACGTTCTTAACCCTAGCAGAGTTGCTAGGGTTAAACTAAAGACTGTACTTAAATATCTTAATCGCAAGGTTGAAAGACGATACACGTACCACGCGAATAAGAATGAGAAAACAACTAGAGGTTGTTTCTATAAGTAATCACCATAGCCCTGCATCACCAGCAGGGCTATCACCTTCCCTAGCAACAGTTTAGAGTTCCATTTCTAAAAAACCTATATAAATCAATACTGAACACCCCCACCCCCGTTTTGCGATTGTATGTATCTTGCCGTCGGGCTTGATAAGCAAGTTGCACACACGCATAGGGGTGGTATATTCTACAATTCATATGGAAAACGAATTGTTGACGGGGGAGCAGTTAAGAGACAAAGTGGAGTCCCTTTGGTTGAAACACATAAAATTATGTCAGGATAATTTTTTATATTTTGTAAAAGAAATGTGGCCAGACATTATTTTTAAAAAAGAAAAAGATAAATCTAAATGGGGCCACCATCAGATTATTGCTAATGAGTTTACTAAGATAGCTAAACAGAAAAAAGGGAGGCTCATTATTAATATGCCACCTAGACATACTAAATCTGAATTTGCTTCAGTTTATTATCCTGCATGGATTATAGGGAAGTTTCCTAAAACAAAATTAATGCAAGTTTCTCACAACGCAGAACTAGCAGCACGATTCGGTAGTAAGGTTCGTAATCTAGTTGATTCACCACAGTATAAACAAATCTTTGGTGATGTTCGTTTAAGAGAAGATTCTAAAGCAAAAGGTCGTTGGGAAACAAATCATGGTGGTGAGTACTATGCTGCCGGTGTCGGTGGTTCCATCACAGGTAGAGGTGCTGATCTATTAATTATAGATGACCCACATACTGAACAAGATATCTTAAGTGACACCGCTATGGAAAAATCTTATGAATGGTATTCATCAGGCCCCCGTCAGCGTTTACAGCCAGGTGGTTCCATCTTGTTAGTAATGACTAGATGGGCTGAAGATGATTTAACTGGACGACTTATTAAAGCACAAACAGAAGTTAAAGCAGATAAATGGAAATTAATTTCTTTTCCTGCAATACTTCCAAGTGGTGAACCTGTGTGGCCAGAGTATTGGAACTTAGAAGAATTAGAAAAAGTTAAAGCATCTATTTCAATTAGAAACTGGAACGCTCAATACATGCAAGATCCAGTTGCAGAGGAAGGTGCTATTATAAAAAGAAACTGGTGGAAACCATGGAAAAGAAATTTACCAGCTTTGCAACATGTTATTCAAAGTTATGATACTGCATTTAGTAAAAAGGAAACTGCCGATTACTCTGCTATTACAACATGGGGAGTCTTTTATCCAGATGAAGTTACTCCTGCATTAATACTATTAGATGCTATAAAAGGAAGATATGATTTTCCTGAACTTAAAGCTGTGGCTTTAGATCAATATAAATACTGGGAGCCAGAATCAGTGGTCATTGAAGCAAAAGCCTCTGGACAACCATTAATTCAAGAATTACGTAGAATGGGTATACCTGTAATAGATTTTAGCCCTAGCAAAGGAAATGACAAGTTTACTAGGGTAAATGCCTGTGCCCCTGTTTTTGAATCTGGTTCCATCTGGTATCCCCATGGTAAGAGTTTTGCAGATGAAGTAATTGAGGAATGTGCAGCGTTTCCACATGGTTCTTATGATGACTATGTTGATAGTATGACACAAGCTGTGTTAAGATACCGACAAGGTAATTTTGTTTCTACATATTCCGACTATGTTGAACCTGAAAGATTACCACGTGAATATAAATACTACGAGGGTTAATAATATGTTATCAGCAAAACAAAAAAAGATTGCTTCAAAAGCAGGAGATCCAAATAAAATTGAAGGTAAAGATTTTGAAGTTTTAAGATCAGAAAAAGCTAAAGGCAGAGGAATGGGTTTACAAGATGAACAATTACCACCAGGAAAAATGGTAAAAGCAAAATCAGGCGCAATGATGAGCGATGGTGTTGCTGAAAAAGGAATTGGTGTGGAGAAAAAAATGGGTGGAGGTATGGTAGATCCAACTATGGCTAACTATAAAAAAGGTGGTTCAGTTATGGCAAGAGGATCTAAACTTGCTAAAGTAAGACCAACTAAATTATATTAATATGGCTGAACAAAAAAGAAGAGATAGACCTAAAGGTGCAGAGATAAGAGAGTCATTAAAAAGTAATCCTGAACAATCTTATCGAAGAGCAAGAAGAGCAAAACAATTACAAGATAGACTTACAGATACAGATGTTAAAGTAGCAGGAGGAGCACTAGGCGCAGGTGCTGCAGCAACTGCGGCAGATATGGTAGGAGCCACTGATCCATATCTTTCAAGAAGAGAATTCAGTCCAGGATTCTATACTCAAAAAGATAAACCACCAGTTGATGCAGAGACAATGTTTGGTAAAGGAACTAAAAGAGGATTTGAATATCCAACAGTAGACCCTGATACGCGGATGATGCAAGACGCACAAGGCATGGCTAAAGGTGGTTCTGTAAGAGGACAGAAAAACATTCAGGTAAAGAAAAAAGTATTTAAAGGAATATTTTAATGGATAAGAAAAATAAAGTTGCTAAAGTAATGAGAGAATTTAAAAAAGGTAAATTACATTCTGGAGATAAAAAAGGTCCAGTTGTAAAAAATCCTAAACAAGCAATTGCTATTGCTTTATCAGAAGCAGGTATGTCTAAACCACAGAAGAAACAAGATGGTGGTATGATTAGATTTAAAAAACAATATCAGATGCACAATGGAAAGTTCTAATGAAGAAAAAAGCAAAAGCTTTAAAACAAGCATCTACAAAAAACAAAGTAATTAAACCAGTAAAAGCATTTACAGGATTAGAGATTGCATTATTAACTGGCGCTGGCACATTACTTGCTAGCGATATGATGAAGCCTAAAGCTGCATCGGCTACTCCATATGATCCATTCAAACAATATGATCCAGCAATGACACCAGCACAATATGTTGCTAAACAAACTTCTGCTTCAGATATTACAGGTCAGTCCCTTGACCCTGTTACGTCAGCCGGTGAATCTGCGATGAAGTCCACGGTCACTGGTACAGGGACCACGGACAAGGAACAAGAAGAAAATACAGTCATGATGAAACGTGGTGGTATGGTTCGCGGTCAGGGAATAGCTTTAAGAGGTACGAAGTTTAAAGGGGTATTCTAATGGCTCAAGGTACATGCTGGGACGGATACGAACAAAAAGGTTTTAAGAAAAAAGGAAATAGATCTGTTCCTAATTGTGTTAAAAAATTTAGTTCAGGTGATGAAGTCAAAAAGAAAGACGCACCCGTAGACGAAACGTTTAAAGAAAAACAAAAAAAATCAGTTTATACAATAAGAAGATTTGTACCTAACACTGATTCTGATATGAAAATTTATAGAAGAATAAGTTCATTTAAAGAACCACAAGAAATTAAATCTGGTGGAATTATAAAAGGCAAACCAAAACTTGCACTACGCGGATGGAAGTAAATGGCAGATGAAGCAAAGAAGATGCAAGAACAAAAGGATGATACAGCAGGATTAGGAACTCTTGTTGGTATCACAGCCTTAGCTGCACTTCCATTTTTAAAACCTATTAGAAGTTACGTAAGACAGAAATTAGCAAAAGAAACAATAGAGTCCCAAGCAGGAAAAAATATACCAAGAGTGGTTGCTGATGAGGCACAGGTTGTTCCACAAATAACTTATTCCCCAGATAAGACCAAGATCAATTATATGGTCAAACAGAAGCAACCTCAAATTGAGCCGTTGTTAAATGATAGACCTTTTGAATCTAAACCTATGTTTGGTTCTGCATTGTATGATGCAATTAAAACATCTCCTGCTGACGAGATGTTAGCAGATGATTGGTTAAAATTTTTTAAATCAAAACAAAATACTAAATACAATGATGGAAGATCTTCTTCTATTCAAATGGAAGAATTGTTTGATACAAATATTGCAGACTTAGATCCACAAGGAAAGATAGTAGGAGGTCTTTTAGCTGCAGCTAAAAATATTAATGCTCCAATTAATAAAGAATTATTATTAGCACAAGTTAAAAACAATCCTATTAATAGAATGCAGTTAGTAGAATTTAAAGCCCCAGAAAATTTTCAGGGTTCAATTGGTGCGGTAGAAGATCAAGTTAAAAATGTATTAGATACTATTAGAAAAAAATATCCTGGTTCCTTATCAGGAATTTCTGATTTAGAAAAAGCTTTACAAATGTCTAAAGGAATTAGAATAAATAATGCTCAATTTTCTGGATCTAATTTAAATGATACAACAATACAAAATTTAGGACAAATTTTTAGAGACGGCCTTAAAAAATTAAATGCTAAAGGAATAGACCCACAAGATAAATCCATATTTGAAAATGCTTTAAAAACTGTAAATGCAGAAACTGAAAAATTAGTTATTGCTGCAAGAAGCCCATATAAATTACAACACAATTCTGGTTCAGAAGTTGGACAATATAAGTTACCCGGTGAAACAAATCCAAGAGAGATGGTGTGGGTTTATCCAGAAAAAATTCCTGGTAATCAAATAGCATCAGGACATTTTAGTATTCCAGATAAAAAATATAGAGAAGTTCAACCGTTTGTTCATGCCATGTATGGAACTAGATTTACACCTAAAGGTGAAAAAGTTTTATCAATAAACGAAATTCAAGCAGATATTCAACAAAGAGTTTTTGAAAAAGTTAAAGAAGAAGGTAAAAAAAGAATTAATCCTTTTAATAAAGAAGCAGAAGCTGGATTACTAATTAAACCCAGAGAAAATATTCAAAATGAAATTAATGCTATTTTAAAAAAAGGAATGTACAGGACAGAACAAGAAGGTTATCAATTAGAAAAATTATTAGGAGAACAAAAATTAATAAAAAAAGGATTAGGTGGAGTTGAAAAAGAACCTAATGTTACAGATTATTTACCAATGTTTGATACTAAACAATATACAGATTATGCAGTTAAAACTATTGCAAGAAGAGCAGCTGAACAAGGAGATCAGTATATAGCTGTTGTTCCTGTTAATTATATTAGTAGAGGTAAAGGAGCTATTCCTGGTAATGAATTAGTTTATGGATATGCAAATGGAAAAGGAATTGGTAAAAAAGGAGAAGCTATAATTCCAGAATCAATGAGAAAACTAGCTAACCAATATAAAACAGAAGCAAAAACTATACAGGTATCTAAATCAGATCCTGAAAGTCCTTTTAAAGTAGTTCAGGTAAAGAAAGTAAAAAGATTTGATAAAAACCCAGATAAGTTTGATGATGCTAAAGAATTAGAAGAATTTAAAGCAAATCATCATGTCGCTGCATTTAAAAACGAACAAGATGCAAAAGCTTTTTTAAGCGGATATGGAGAAGGTGGTAAAATACAGTATATTTCTAAAGATAGTCCAGAATTATATGATTTAATGTATGCTTTAAGAGTAACGCCTGATATGGCTAATAAACCTTTTAAACTTTACAAACATACCGGCGGTCTGATAGAAGATATCTTTAAAGCACCTTTAATATAATATAAACTTACAAATATGGCTATTGAAAACGAAATTCCAAATGAGCAAATAGAAGATTTAACTGTCACAGATAGAGAAACTCCAGTTGGTTCGGCTAACGATATTAATGTTGTTGTTGAGGGAGAAGAACCTGTTGTTGAAGAACAAGTAGAAGACGAGTTTAATAAAAACATTGCAGAAGAAATGGATGAAAGAGATCTACAAGATCTTGCTAATCAATTAATTTCTGATTTTAAAAATGATAAACAAACAAGAGAAGATTGGGAACAAAGTTATACTAAAGGTTTAGATTTATTAGGATTTAAATACACATTACAAACAAGACCATTTCAAGGAGCATCAGGAGTAACACATCCATTACTTGCTGAAGCTGTAACACAGTTCCAAGCACAAGCTTATAAAGAATTATTACCACCAGAAGGACCTGTAAGAACTCAAATCATTGGTGTTCAAAACCAAGAGAGAGAAGATCAAGCAAGTAGAGTTTCTGATTTTATGAATTATATGTTGATGGAAAGAATGGAGGAATATACTCCAGAGTTTGATCAACTATTATTTTATTTACCATTAGCTGGATCTGCATTTAAGAAAATTTATTACGATGAAGTATTAGAAAGAGCTGTTTCTAAATTTATACCAGCTGAAGATTTAGTTATACCTTATTACGCAACTGACATAAGAGATTGTGAAAGAATTACTCATGTCATTAAAATGACAGAAAACGAAATTAAGAAAAAACAAGTAGCTGGTTTTTACAGAGACATAGAATTAAAACCACCACAAGATAATACATCTGATATTAAGAAAAAATATAATGAGTTAGAAGGTGTTTCTAAAGGTGCAGAAAATGAAGATATTTATTCTGTTTTAGAAATGCATGTTGATCTAG